AGCACGCTCGTGATGCGTTGCCCTGACGTTTCGGCGGTCGGGTTGTAGGCGTCGAGCTGCGTCTGTGCGAGCTTGTAGAACTCGTCGGCGCACTGCACATTGACGTAGTTCGGCCCTGCCATCTGAAACTGGTAGTAGTACGACGTGACGACACCGACGAACAGGTATTCGCCCTGGCGTGACAGTCTGATCGGTCGCAGCGGCGCCAAGCCGGGCACTCCGTTGGCGGTGTCGTAGAACACCGATGTGGTGTCGTAGGGTCCGAGCACGCCAGTCTCGTCGAGCATCGTGAACTGCAGCGTGCCTGCACCGAACTGGAAGTCGGTTTTTTCGCGGCCTCTGCTGTAGGCGATGTTGGTGACGTAGGGAGTGATGTCGCCGTAGGCGGTCGTGCCGTCCAAGACGTAGGTGGTGTTGTTCAGCACGCCCTTGACCGGGTCGTTCAGCTCGAATGCGTCGGCCTGGAATCCGAGGCCCATCTCGAGCAGGTAGTCACCCGACTGGATTACCGGGGATGCCATGTCAGCCTGCTACTTGCAGCTGCAGCGGTCCGCTTCGACGGTTGTATTCCTTGAGCGTGTCCACGATCTTGTCGGCAAGCGTCGCCTCTGCGATGGCTGCGTTCACGTTGACCTGAATGGTGACTGGGCCGCCTGGGGGTGCGCCGATGCCGCCGCCGCCACCGCCGCCCGGCTCGCCAGGGATAATCGGGATGATGCCGCGTCCGATGCCGCCTCTGCCGCCGCCAGGCGTGCCACCACCGCCACCACCACCGCCGCCGCTCTTTGGTGCGGGGACGACTGGCACGATCGGGGCCATGTCGGTTGGCAGCCCGCCGATCGGGTTGCGACGCTCGAGGAAGTCGGGCGCTCCGACGATTGGGCCTGCGTTGCCGCTGCCTGCGCCTGGAGCGTCTTTGCTGCCGCTTGGAATGCGCGGTATGCGGACGTCGCCGAGCGGGTCGATGCTGACGCCTGGCAGCAGGTTCAGTCCTTTGATGACCAGGTTTATCATGCTGACGTAGCTGTTGACGATGCGCTCAAACACGCCGATGACGAAGTTGCCCATCGCGACAAATGCTTCTTTGACGCCGCCTGTGGCTTTGACGAGCAGTGCGAATCCGGCGACGAGTGCTCCGACTGCGACGATGACGAGGCCGATGGGGTTGGCGGTCATGGCGATGTTGAGCAGGATTTGCGTGGCGGTCACGACTTTGAGCACAGCGTTGAGGCCGAGGATTGCTGCCGACAGTGTGCCGACGACCGCGATGATGGCGACGACCGCTTTGGTGTTGTTTTGTACGAACGACGCGAACTGTTGCAGCCGGGGCAGCAGTTTCTCGAGGATGGGCAGGAACGCTGCACCGATGGACTCTTTGGTCTCGCCGATCGTCAACGACAGTTTTTTCATTTGACCGTCTGCTGTGTTGGCGGCTGCCGCAGCCGACCCGCCCATGCTGGCGCTCAGCTCTTGCAGTATTTGGTCAAACGATTCGCCTGCCTTGATGTTGTCGCGCACGCTCGGCACGAGGTTGCCGAGCGCTTTGGTGTTGCCGACTGCGGCTTTGCTCATGGCGTCGGTGACGGTCGCCAGGTCGGTGCCTGTCGCTGCTGACACGTCGAGCGCGGTGTTGAGCAGCGTCTGCGAGTATTCCAGGCTGCCTGTGGTCTGCACGAGCTGCGCGAGCGCCGGACGCAGCACGTCGTCGGCGACGGCTGCCGACATCATCGTTTTCTCGATGTACGCCTCGGCTGCCGCTGTCGCCGCACGGCCCTGCAGCGCGTTCTTTTCGAGCGCGAGCGCCAGCATCTCTTGGCTCTTGGCGTCCTCGATCGCGGCTTTGGTCATGTCGGTCACTGCGACCGCCACACCCGCCAGGGCAGCGGCTGCAGGCACGGCTGCCTTTTTCAGTGCGAACTGTGCTTTTTCGCCTGCGCCCTCGAGCTGCTGGAACTCTTTGATGGCTTTGCTGATGCCCTTGCCGTCGAACTCTGAAACGATCGGGATGACTACAGCCACGTCAGACCTCCTTGCTTGTCTGACGCATCACGTCGTCAATCAGTCCCTGGATGCCCTTGACGACGTCCTCGCGGTGCATGTCGTAGGCGGGCCACAGCACGCGCGACGCCTTGCCGTGTCGCGCTTCGAGTCCGCGAATCATGTTGGCGCCTGCGCGGGTCGCGCCGCGCGACGTTCGCCCGGCGAGGTCGTAGATCGTGTTGATGGCGCCTGCGAACGCGATGCTGAACACCGCCAGGTTGGACATCATGCCGTTGTATTCTCGCGGCTTCTTGCCGGAGACTTTGGCCTTGATGTAGCGTTCTCCGGTTGCACCGACCCAGGGCAGCACTTGGCGTCCGCTGCGCGTGCGCCAGTTGCGTTCCCATCCGCTGATTGGACCGTCGCCAGGCACTCGACGCTTGGCTTCCTTGATGACCGGGTCGACGATTTGCTTGTAATCTTTGGTCAGTTGGCGGCGTGCTTTTTTGTCGATGTCGTTCAGCGCTTTGATGGCCTCCTTGAGGCCCACCACCTTGATCTCGCTGTAGACGCTGGTCATCGTTTCTCGTTCCTCTTGCGTGACAAGAGTAGTACCGTTGCGAGGTCACTTGAGTCAAACGTGACGTCGGGAGGCCACCACCCGGTGGCAAGCAGCAGCTCTGCTAGCTGGCGTCTGACGGTGCCGAGTCCGTAGGGTTTGCCGGGTCGACCTCTTGCGACTCGAACTGCTGCACCGACTCAATCCACGTCTTGTAGTCGCGCGACTCGCGTTGCGATTTGACGAGCCTGTGCCAGCACAAGAATCCCATGTCGTTGACGCCCATGCCGGACTGCAGGTCTTGCACACGTCGCCCGGTCTCGCGTTCCCACGCAGCGAAGTCCGACAGCTGGATTTCTACGGTGTCGCGCTGCTCCTTGCCTGCTGGTGTCAAGTAGGTGACGACGAACGTCAGTTTCATGTCTGCCCTCTTTTACTGTGACGGTGCTACGGAGTGGTGTCAATCACCAGGGTGCCGCCCTGGAACGTGACTTCGACCTGTTGCAGTTCGCCGAGCTGACCGTTGACGTAGTCCATGCCAGTGAGCAGGCCGTTGGTGAGCTGGAACTCCGGGTTGGTGCCGCTGATGGCGGCGCTGGTCGGTTTGATGGCGACGTAGGTGGCGGCTGCGCCGACAAGCGGTTGCAGCAGCGCGTAAGTCGAGGCTGAAGCGTAGTCCATCAGCAGCGTGAGCGTGACGGTGGCGGTGGACAGGCCTTTTACGAACGTGCGGTTGGTTTGACCGAACGCGGTGGATTCGAGTGCGTCGTAGCTGTCGTTGATGACGGCACTGACGACCTGCGTGGTGAGGGCGGTGGTCGAGCCGCTGCTGGCGCCTACTGAGACTGTCGGGTTGCTGAGGACTGTGGTTGCCATGTGCTACTCCTTGTTGCGTCTGCGTCCGAGTTTAGACGGCTTCTTGTCGGGTTTGGTGGCAGGCTCGTCGGCGACAAGTTCGCACTGCCCGGACGCAATCAGGTACTCGACTGCGACGCTGTCGTCAAGCTCGATGATGTCGCCGCGCCGGGCGCCGTTGAGCTTGTCGGTCGTGACGAGCAGCTTGGTCCACTTGCGTTCGGTCATGCTGTCACCTTAGTGGACAGGGTGAGCTCATACCCTGCAAAGTCTTGGCTGCCGATTTGCACGACGGTCGGTCGCCCGGATTGCAGGCCGAGGTTGGCTGCGCGTATCTTGTCGGCGAGCTCGAGCAGTTTGTCAAGTGCTTTGCGGTCGCCCGGGCCGATTGCCATGATTTTGATGGTGAACTGCATCTCGGGGATGACGTTGGTGTGCATGAGGAACGACGGTGCGTCCACGAGCACGCACGGCGGGTTGATGTTGCGGGGGTCGCTGCTCGACACCACCGGGAGGTTGGTGATGGAGCCGAGCAGCGAGACCATGTCGGCATAGCCGTTCTCCAGCAGTGTCGGCATCAGGCGACCTGCGGTCGGTTGATTCCGAGCAGGCGCAGCACCTCGATGAACGAGCCGCCAATGGGCCCGGACGTGGCGAGCGGGTCATACGCGGCATACGACTCGGATGCGCTGCCGCGCATCCGGTACAGGTAGCCCGCATACATGACGGTGCCGAGCTTGACGTCGGTGGACGGCACGGTCGTCAGGCTGTCGAAGTAGCCCGCCTCCTGGCGGCGACGCCAGGCGAACTGGTTGCCTGCGCCGACCGCCATCACGAGCAGGTCGTAATCGCTCGAAGGGTTGGTGACGGTGAATCCGAGCCAATCCTCGACGTCCGCGACACCGACCCAGCTGCACGTCGGTGTGAACGTGAGCGTGGACGCTGCCGGGGCGCGGTCTTGGTCCGCTGCCGTGACTGCAACCGCGATTTGATTCGTGATCGGAACGTTGTAGTCGTACAGGTAGTCGCCCTGGTCGTCCACACCGAGGAACAGGAACTGCGGGATGGCGGTGACGACGAACGTCGTGTTGAGCGCAGTGAACGGTGCAACGAATCCGCTGAACGCGATGCTGTTGCCGACCTCGACCGGAGTGGACGTGAGCGTCTTGACGACGCCCACGTTGTCGGTGATCTGCGCCTGGACCGTTGTGTAGGTCGCCATGCGACCCTCCTAACTCAGGTCCAGTTGACGTACTGGATTTTGGTCGTGTCGATGGCGAGCGTGGCGAAGTAGCCGCGGAACGACACCTGGCGACCAAGCACCTCGGGCTTGTTGATTGCCACAAGGCCGCGCTGGTTCTCGTAGATCTCGAATCCGGCGTAGCGGCCTGCAGCGGTCGCGACGATGATGCGGTCCGCACCTGAGCCAGTGGCGAAGTTCTTGTCCACCACGAGCTGCAAGCCGAGCGGGTTGCCGTTCCAGCTGGTCGCATCCTGTTGGCCTGCCGCGTTGTACGGCGCGACGGTCGGGAACAGCGGACGGTTGCTGCCGTCCACGAGGCCGCCAATCTTGGCCCACGTTGCCGGGCTGACGAACATGTGCGTCGGCAGCACGTTGGAGGTCTGCGAGATGGTCTTGGCGAGGCTGTAGATGTCGCCCAGCAATGCTGCTGCAGTGCCGTTCCAGGTGCCGCCGTTCGTTGCCGACGCATACAGCTGGTCGGCTGCGTAGTTGTCGGTCGCATCGGCGTACTGACCTGCNNAGGTCTTGCAGCACGATGTCCACCGACGCCGGGTCGGTCCAGTCGATGTCCTGCTCCGACAAGAGCACGGTGCCACCGAACGTCAGACGAGTGACGATGTTGCTCGACACGACCATCGTGGTGCTCGACAGCGTCGTCAGTTCGGTCGTCTGCTGCGCCACCGACGTGTGCGTGGTGATCTCAGGACGGTTGAACGTCTTGCCAGCGCCGAGCGGCATCGCACGCGCACCGATCGCGGAAACGACCGGGCGGATGTAGTTGATGTTGTCGTACACCGGGCCGAGCACAGGAACTGGCAACAGACCAGGCGTGTCGGTGGTGATGATGTCGCCTGCTGCGGCCTCGAGCGGGTTGTGCACGCGCTGGTGGTCGGCGATCATGCGGTTGACTGCGGCGTACTTTTCGCCGCCCTGGACGTAGGCGCTGACCCATTCGCTCATCGACGGCAGACGCGACGGCGTCTGACGCGCGGTCGCCCACACTGGGGCGGCTGGCGATTCTGCGGGCTTCTCTGCGGGGGTGGTGTTGTCGGACATGGTGTTCTCCTTGTCGGTTGTGACTACCTTAGCGGCTGCGATGCTGTCGATGGTGGCATCTGCAAATGCGGGTTCCGGCACGATCGACAGTTCGCGCCAGGCGGCTTTGGTGATGACGAGCACGCCGTCGTCGTTGTATTCAGCGTCAATCGGGTCCACGCCGACCGACACGCTGTCAAGCGCACCGTCCTTGATGAGCTCGATGACGTCGTCGCCCGCTTTGGTTGCGGAGATTCGCGCGGTGTAGCGCATTTCGTCCTCGTCGTCCATGCGTGCAGTGACGACGCCGATGATGCGTCCGGCTTCGTGGTTCTCGAGCAGCCTGGGCGCCTTGCCGTCAGTCGGCAGCGAGCCGCGCACGAACATGACGCGCTCGCCGCCGCTGACCGTTGCGGGCACGTTGTAGGGAACTGCGACGCCCTCGATCGTGCGTGCGGCTGCGGCTTTGGTTTCGTCGTCGTCGTGGTCGCCCATTGCGGCGAGCTTGACGTTGGTGCTGGTGAGTCGAATCATGCCACCAGCGTAGGCGTGTGCGCGGGTGGCTGTGGTGTCATTCACGCGCTCGACGATTGCGTTGGCCCACGTCTGCCCGGCGTCGCCGCCCCACAGCGCCCAGGCGATGCGCCCGGCGCTCGGGTAGCCGTCCTCGCCTGGGCTGAATCCTTGTCCCTGCTTGTCGGCCTCGTGTCGCGCGAAGTAAGACACCATGCGGTTGACGGTGTCGAGCGGCAGCATGTTGCGGTTGCTGATGTTGCGTGCGCGCGCAACACCGATTTCTGTGCCGCCTCGGTTGTATTCGCGGCGCCAGGCGAGTCCGCGTGCGGCTTCCTCTGCCATCTCTTGCGTCGGTCTGAACGACGCCATGTCAGTCCGCGATCGGTGTGCCAGGGGTGACGGACGTGCCGGTACCCGCAGGCGAGGGCAGTTCGTCTGCGGGCCCTGACACGTCGTTCTCCTCTAGGTAGGAGTCGACGTCCAGCTCAATGTACCTGCCGCGCGGCGTGACGCTGTTGAGCGACAACGTCTGCTCGATGCAGTCGATGTACGGCTTCGCGCCGAACAAGTACAGGTCTTGTCGTGCTTGCTGCGCGTTTTGGTACGTCATGCCCGACCCGGTCGGTGCACCGACGAGGTACGGCGGGATGTTGGCGATGCGCGACAGCTCGAGCGCCTGGTAGGTGCGTGCGCTCACCAGTTCCATCTTGCTCGGGTCGATGTTGGACTCCTGCCATTTGACGTACTGGTTGAGTGCCGCAACGGATTGCGTGAGTCGCGCCTCGGACCATGCAGCTGCGAGATCGGCGAGCTCTTGTCCGCTCATCGGTTCGCCCTCGACCTGCTGCAGGTATCCGGCTGGCAGCTCGACGACCGCAAAACGCTCAGCGGCCTGATCGAGTTTGCTTGCGGTGTTGATTGCGCGCGCACCTGTGAACAGCAGCGCAGGAATCGGCGACAGGAACTGCACGACGTCGCGCGTCTCGAGCTGTATGCCCTGGAAGTAAATCTGCGACGACGGACCCCACCACTGCGGCCCGGCTTGGTCCCAGGTCTGCACGTCCGCTGCAGGAATCCAAGTGAACGCGCTCGGGAATCCTGCGGCGTTGCGTTGCGTCACGACCCAGAATGCGCGACCGTAGAACATGAGATCGTCGGCAGTGAACGACATGATGAAGTTGCGCGTGACGTTCGGGTCGGGATTCTGGAACCAGGTGTCGGGCGGCAGATCGACGTACTCGTATTCGTCGCCGTTCCATACTCGCGCGTACTGCTCAATCTCCAGGCATCCAATCATTCCGCAGATGAGGTCGCGTGCCCGGCTGATGGTCGGGTTGAGCAGCGCGGTCGTGCGGTCGAAGCCTGCTGTGTAGTTGATGAAGTTGCCGACGAGCGGGTTGCCTGCCGCACCTGCTGCGGCTTTGACGCCAGGCTGCGTCGATGTCGCGGCGACTGGCTTGGCTTTGCGGAAGAGTGCCATGACGTAGATGTTAGGCGACGCGACGCGGTTTGCTGGTGGCAACTACTGCGCGACGTACTGCGGGTTGCGGTCGTGACGAGATGCCCGCGACCCACACCAGGCAGCGTGCCAGCTCGATCGGCCCGGGTGAGCGTGTCGATGACAGGGCGATTGCGCCTGCTGTGCGTACTGCGACCGCGCGACCGACGTGCTCCGCGAGCATCGTTTCGTTGGTGTGCCACAGTCTGCGCTCGACAATCATTTGACGCACGACCGCAGTCCACCGGGTGATTTCTTGGTAGCCGACGATGATGCGTTTGTGTTGCAGTTCGCGTGGCGCCGACACGTCGAGCGTCGGAGTGATGGCGACGACCAGTCCAGGGTTCGCAGTGATCTGTTGGTTGACGTGTCGCCAGCATTCGGCGAGCGTGTCGCACATAAACGCGACGGTGACGACAAGCTGCTGGTCTGCGTTTACGTTGCATCGCACGCCGACGTACCTGCCGTCGTCCATGCTGACCTCGACCGCCATCACGCCGCCTGGCATCGGCGGCGACTTTGCGACCTGGTCGGCGAACGCGCCTGGCGGCAACCACGACTG